GGAAGTTTAAGAATCATAACAAAATGAAAACTGAACAAACCCAACAAAGCGAGCAAGAGATTGCTCAAAATCCCGGATCTGCTAGGAGTGGCAGATCCGCATCCAGCAGATACATGCAACCCAACACTGGCCCATCAGTTCCACGCTCTAAGTGTGGAACTATTAGGCTTGGCAAAACTCCGACTTTAAAGCGTTGGGGCCGGCTCCTCACTAAAAAGTGGATTGGTAGTGACCTCGTTAAGAGGAGCGAGCTAGCCAGCAAGTATCGACGCGCCCCTCCTGGTTATAAAGAGTTGCTTAACCGGAGACTGGTCTCAGTAGACATGTTTAAGGCCAACATCAAACATACACATCCCTCCGCGGGAGCGTTGCGTACTGCAACTGCTGCTGCAATGGAGAACGTCATTGTAGACGCGGGGTTCACGCCCTATAGCGTCTCGATGTCCAAAAGAGATATGTATGATGGATGTCGGTACTATTACATGGCTAAGGATCTTGATAAGAATTTCAGGAACGACATACTGACCGATAAACACGTTTTGATGTTTGTCGACGTTGACTATTATTGTGACATTAACGAATATCTACGCTTTGGTCTGCCAATGCTTCTGTACACTTTTGTGCCTACCGAAGCTGCAGGACAAGCGTTTGACTGCCGTTATCACTTTGTAGATAACCTCGTCCATTATAGTGTTTCCGGTGGAGCCACTTACGTGCATCCCTTGTGGAAGTATGAAGGTGATTCCATCCTTGTACGTGGTATCCATGGAAACATGATACTCTACAACATCGAACAGCATGTTCTCTCTGCAGATCCTACCAGGCGCGTAGTGGGTTTTTATCCCACCGCATATTTCCCCCGACACACTTGTTCACAGCGTGCTGACCCTCCAATTACACGGTTTCAACCGTGTAACGGGGGGGCCACCACCGTGCGCAATGTTGTGGCGGGAACTGTATCTATCGCACCCCCCCTCGGGACCAACAGTGTCACAATACCAGAAATGGTGTTTGACGCGTTGCGCACTCGCAGGAAGTACTCTAAGAACCCAGCTATATGCGACGTTGAGCGCATTTTAGTGTCACAGCGCATTGAGCAAGCTCCATTATTTGCTCCTTTGCTTTTTGACGTGTTGGAATCTATTGGTGGTGATACCGTCGTTAACACATCTGCTATTCCTGTTCACGGATTTCAGACTCTAGAAGGTCTGGTCCATGAGGATGGTAAGCCTGTGGGAATGGCGACATCACCTCCGATAGTGACTGCTCCAGCCGTTGTCCCAGTCAAGTCATATAATAATGACGTTGCCACGATTGCCGGTCGAGTCACTGCTGTTATCAACACAGCAAAGACTCCCGTTGGATGGCAAGGCTATGATAACGAGTTGCTGCAGTTCCTAATGCCAGTCCCCGGACTAGGCGTGCCCATTACTGTTGAGGAAGTCAACGCTAGGCAGACGAAACCCGCTCAAAAGGGACGCGCTGCTATAGTCGCTGCTTCTTTGACCAATGGCTATAAGAACAACGTCAAGGCCTTCATTAAGGCTGAAGCATACAATGCGCCTACTGACCCCCGAAACATCAGCACGGTCGACACAGCCCATCAGATCCTCTACAGCACGTTCACGTATCCTTTCAAAGATACCGTGTTGAAGCAGTATCCGTGGTTTGCGTCTTCCATGACTCCTTCGGAAATAGCTGCACGCGTACAGCATATGATGACCTATCCCGACGGCGTAATTGTTTCTGATTATTCCCGGTTGGACGGACACATTTCTGACGATGACAAGAGGTTCAAAGAGAAAGCGTACATGCGCTGGTGCCATCCTAGCTACAAGGTGCAGCTTGCGGAAATATTGCGGAAGGATAGACCTGCGAAAGGGTCGACGGCAAATGGCGTGGTTTATAAACCTGGAACCTCTCAGCTTAGTGGCTCTCCGGGAACAACCAACGACAATAATCTCGTGACTTTACGCCACGATTATATTGGACTACGTCAACTAGGACAGACGCCCAAGATGGCGTGGAAGAATCTGAACAACTGGGTGTTAGGTGCATCCGATGACAGGATCCGGGCCAACATTCCTGGATACGCAAAAGTTTTGGAGGAAGTAGCTGCAAAGTTGGGTCATAAACTCAAGTCTGATGTGTTCCGGCCGAAGGACGGTGACTTGGTCACTTTCTTGGGTCGTGTGTACGTCAACCCATTGAATGACACAACTATGCAGGACCCCCTACGAACCTTGCCCAAACTTCATCTGAGCATGGCTCCCAGAGGTACCTCAATCGAACAGGCAGCCTTTAACCGCGCCACCGGATATCTGGTCACAGACGCGAGCACTCCCATCATCGGAGCATATTGCCGTGCTGTGTTGCGCATATTGAAAGTCTCCCATCCCACCCTTGAATATAAGAGTGGTGTGGAAGACTATCGAATATCGCAAGGACCATATCCTCAGAGTGATGTTGATAGCCTGTTATCAGCGATGTGCAAGTTGTTAGATTTGAGCGCAGACGAAATCTCTGCCATTGAATCGGGACTGGGTTCTGCCACAACCCTCGACGAGATTGGAAATATCAAGTGGGATAACAACCACCTGTTTAAGCCCAAGATCGCCAGTGTAGTGGCGGGTGAAATCCTGCATCCTGATCTTCCACCATCCGATTTACAATGCCCCTCTCAAGTGACAATTACCGCGACATGTGTGCAGCCCGCGATGCCTGGCACACCAAATTTAGTGGACATCTCCGACAAGCCGTGCAAGGCGCAACAGCCCGGCACAAGCACTTCTACCAACACCAGGCGTATTCCTCGCCAGTCAACAAAGAAGAAGTCGAGAAAGCCATTAAAACCCTCGAAGAAATCTTCGGGCGGAACCGTAGTGGTCACTGCTGAAGTGCATTCAACACCAGTGTCGATAAAACCTCCTAGCCAAAGCCGAAACAACAATGACTCGCAGAAAGACGAATGCCCGTCGCAACAACAACCAACCCCCCCAGCCCGTCAAAAGGGCAAAAGGAAACGTCGCTCGCCGCAAGCGCCAGCCGAAAGGCATGGCGATGTCTAAGGCGGGCCGCGACTTCCTTAAGTGTGCATTTGCTGCTCCGGACTTTAATACTGATCCAGGGCAGGGAATCCCTGATACTTTCCAAGGTAAAACCTTAGTGCGTAAAGATGTCACTACTAGCTCGATCTCCGCGACCGCTAATCGTGACACCTTTTACCTCATTGCACCAACTCCCGGTGTATCTTACTGGATTACTGATACTACTCCTGGCGCTCTTCCTACCGCCGCTAGTATCTGGAAACCAGTGTATGTGCCGGGTTTTGCAACTTTGTTCGGAGCCACAGGATCTGCCGGATCCTCTGCTCGTGCCAACGAAGTCTCAATGTTTAGGTATGCCTCTATGTGTGTCGGCCTCTATCCGACATCGAACCTCATGCAATTCGCTGGTTCGATTACATCTTGGAAAGTCCCCCTACGCATGCAACAGTCGACTTACATCGTTAACGTTGCCACTACCCCCGTTGTCAACATCTCACAACAGGGCTGGATGGTCAACGGTCTCGATGGTACATCGGTGGTGTCACCTGACAACTATGCTGGAACGTTCATTGAAGGTCTCTATTCGCAGTCTGCCTGCAATGAGCCTGAATTTGAATTCGCTCCAGTGTTGGAGGGCCTACCCACCTGTCCTGTTCTTGGTTCATCTGGTGCAAATCCAAACCAACAGTTTGGGTTGCTAGATGGCGATGTGTTAGGAATGGGTTCAATGGATGCTATTGTTATCCGCGTGTCAACACCAACTGCCGCAGTTAACAATTTCATCCTGAAAACCTGGGCGTGCATTGAGTACCGTGTCAATCCCAACTCTGCACTTTACCAATCAGCGAAAGATTCCCCCCCCTTGGATGAGCTTGCCCTTATGGCCTATCGTAAGGTTGCATCAAGTATTCCGGTTGCAGTTCCTTATCACCAAAATGCGCATTTCTGGGAAAGGGTGCAAAAGATTCTCGGTGCCTTTCTTCAAGGAGCTTCTCTCGCTCCTGGCCCCGTTGGCGCTTTTGCCACCGGCATTCAAGCAACCACAAAAGCCCTTCAGGCTTTGTGGGTCTGAGCTGGCTTTACATGCGTTTCAAACTCATCGCTGTCGTCGCCCTGGCCTTGCTGGCCGGTTGCGCCACACCGCCGCCACCTGAGCCAGGCAGCGCCGCCAGCAAAGTCGTGGCCAT